TTTTCATAAAATTAAGCAGTTGCAATCCATAGCCCCCGACGATTTTTATCTTCGGCGATTAAACTTTCTTTCAACGCTTTTAAGCACATCTCTAATTTTTCGTTCGCGTTTTTAACAGCATCTTCTTTTCTTAGTACTGGATGACTATATTCTTCGGCACATATAAGGTCTTCCATTGATGCTTTGACATAAGAAAGTATTGTAGCAGAACTTGGTGTAAAATCGTGATGATACCTCTTCCTAATCTTTTCTACATTTCCTTCTTTACATAACGCTGCATTTTCCGAACTGAGTTGTTCGGAGTATTTGTTTACTATAGGATTCATAGTTCGTATTTTACAAGTTTAGGATTTTGGTGAATGTTTCCAACGACTTCGGCGTATTCTATAAAATATGAAGATATTGGCTCATATTCATCACCATAATATTCTTTTTGTCCACTGAGTCCCGTCCACACTTCTCTGGGCATTTTGAGATAAAATCCACCATTTTTCCAAGTAACAACTAAACTTTTATAACTGTAGTCTCCCGAGCTGTCTCTTTCATGCCCTGCGGAATATTCTACATCCAAAATATCACCCTCCCACATTTCTGTTCCATTGCAATCCTTTAGACCAGTGTATTGAGTAATGACATATTTATTTCTCCAATCACCTCCATTGCCATCATTATACAGTGGGCGTAATATGCCATCATCACTGAATACTTCTACGATAGCAGGATTGTCCCACTCTTTATCAACATTGTTCCATATTCTAAATTTTAGTTCTCTGTTCATACATCCTTTATGACATCACTATAGTCCCCTGTCAAGTATTTATCTCTGTTCTTGTTGTATATTTCACGCATTTTATCAGTCACTTTGATAAAACCATATTCATCATACGACGGTGGTTCTCCGCCCCATATCTTCAACCACTTTTGATAGTTGCGAGCCTCACCTTGTTTTTGTCGGTCAGATGTTCCAGTAAGTTTATCATGTTGTCCAAGAAAATGACTGCTGCGTGCTCCAAAGTGCCAAACCAATGCTTTGCCTGTCACAACAAAATCATATCCTTCCAACTGCATTCTTACACTTTGATCATGATCTTCGAAACTCGTGGGCCTATAAGCATCCGAGTTATTTAGAAAATACTTTGTTCGCATCATATAAGATACACCTTCTACTTTTCTAAAATCAGGAGCATTGGATATAGAAACAAAGTCATCTGCCCAATCCAAAAACTCTTGTTTCAAGAAGTCGTGATGATATACACCAAATCCACCATTTACAGGTGCAAACATAGTACCAAGTCTGTCTGTGTTGTTGAATATATTGGGTTCAAGTCTCCAAGAACAAGCAACCATCGGCTTTTCTGTGGATGATACAATATCAAACAATGGAGCATCATAATGACGACTGATATACATGTCACTATGAACAAGACACATATATTCTGTTTTTACACGCTTGGCTGCTTCATTTACTCCACCACCAATACCCTTTGGTATAGCATTTTCTTCGTAGATATATTGTATATCTGGCTGTTGTGCTAACCAATCCCTCGTTTCTGTGTCATTTTCTGTATAAACAAGAATTGGCTGCTCTTTATAAAAAGCATTTTCGCGTATAGACTCAATCACTAATTTGAGATACGGAAGTGAGCGGAAAGTATTACAGACCCAACTAAATTTTGTTTCGTTATTCATGATAATTCTTTCCGCAATTGGTTTATCAATTCTGATGCAGAATGAGGTTGTATAAATGTATACATGGAACCAGCAACGTCATGCACCGACCAGTCGAATGTGAAACTTTTTCTTATTTTATACCATTGTTTGAAGTGTATGAGCACGACAGTTTTGGGAAGGTGGGTATACCACGGGGTGTATGTTCTTTCTTCCCAATATGAAACTTGGTCTATGTATGTTTTTGGTAATAGCATGTTATGGTTTATAACTTTGTTGTGAGGCAATCATAGCATCAGCAACATTCTTTGGAGCATTCAAAATGCCGTTCAAAAGTAAGTCTCTTTCAGCTCGCAACGAGGCGTTCTCTTTTTTCAGTTCAGCATTCTCTGTTTCAATTTTATGACGATATTCATTGCTCTCATGTGAGAGTTTTGTAAGGAACTCTCTCAATGCAGATTCAGTAATAGCCATCTGCTTCAACTCATCATGAAGAAGAGTTATCTCAGTCCAAGGATCTTGTATATATCTATCATCATCTTTCCACCATTTATACATCAGTTTTTGTACGCTCATAATCACATTTCCTTTTTTAGTTCTGCATGTATGGCTTCACGCGATGCTTCGATAACATAAATCTCCGGTTCACCTGTTGTATGATCTACAGTAATAAATGAACTACAGTTATTTAGCAGCCAATCTAACATTCGTACATCTTTTCGTAAAGCAGCGTTCTCTTTTTCCAGTTCAGCATACTTGCGAAGTAGATTCACAGCATCATCTATAGCAGCACCAATCTCTTTTGGATCTTGCATTTCAATAGTTTCATCACCTCTTCGCCACGAGTTGTGTTTGGTCAATAATATAATTGTATCAGTTATTTTGCTCATGATTTCCACTCCGTATTATTTTTCTTTTGTTCAAACAATGTGTCTTGAGTGTGTGCTTGTATAATACAATCGAAGAATAGTTGCGCACTTTCATCAACACTGCCGCTAAACTTCATTGTGCCATCATTCCAATCAAGTTTTCCAATCGCATTTTTACCATCATGAAAAGTCATGCTCAAATCTGGCTTTTTGATAAGCAATGGATAATGTTCTTTGCCCAAATCAAATGTAAGTTGTGTTTCAGTTGTTGTATTCATATGTTTCTGCGATTTTTCTCAACTTGATATAATCTTCTTGTCTTTTTATAATATTGAAAAAATATTCATACTGTCCCGTTTCAGCGCGCTGACAGTATTGTTGTATATTGATACCCGCAACCCCTCGCTTAACTGTGAGCGAATTGTGATGCAATACACAACATCTATCTATCACACCCAGTTTCCACCCTTTATCCTTGGCGGTCAATGCGAACATAAAATCTATACCCCAGCCCATGATCAGCGACTGGTGTATTTCCTTGATTTCTTCCAATAACCGTCTGCTAATTAGTGGACATTGAAAATCAATAAAAGGAACCTCTCTGATGCTTCCGTCACAATACGAGTGCATCGTTTTCCAAAAACACTGCTGTTTCGCCTCAATATTATAAAATGACGGAGATACAATATCATAACGCTGTTCTTGAGAACAATATTTGTCCATGAAAACTTCTTCAAACATCTCTTCTCGCAAAGACCTCACAAAGTTGTATGGATGAACTGTCAAATCATTGTTCAGAAACATCATGCTATCATATTCTTTGTTTTCAAGTGTATATTGCATGGCAGCATTGAAACCACCACCAAAATACACATTCTCACCCAACTCAAATGAGGTGTGTTTGCTTTTGCCTTCTGGTGTAGAACCGTTGTCTATCACAAACAAGTCATAGTCAGTTCGCTCATATGGTTTGAGCGACTCATACAACATGTCTGTATAGTCGGGTAGATTATGGTTTAGAATGAATGCTGCTGTTTTGCTCATAGTTTGTTTATTGATAATCTACCATTACGTTTGTTTGGCTTCAAATTTTTGTCCAAATTATAAAAATGGCGAAACGACTTACGAAGATAGCTTTCAAACTTCGTTTCGCTCCAACCAACATAATCTGCTATGTTTGTATTCACCACCACGGTATATGTCACTCCGACATAACCATCAATAAGATATTTCACATCGAACAATTTACCAGTTTTCTTTATTTCAATTTGTGTTTTTTTCATAATTCTAAAATCTCCACGATTGTATCATAACTAGGCATATCTTCTAGACCACGAGTCGATTTCCAAACGGCCTTCGGTCTAGTTGGAGGAACCCGTTTAATTAATTTCCACAGATTTGCCAATTTAATTCCTTTGCATTTTGTGCATTCCACAAAGCCTCGGTCTGGCCACGATGGCTCGACTTCCTCGTCCATGTAATTACCATATATTCTCCAAACATGATTGCAATCTTTGTCAACTTTGTTCATTTTACATCATCTCCGTTGAATACTTTCATTTGGATACTTTTACCAGTCATTTCTGCCTCTTCAATATAAATCTTTTTGGTTGGTTCAGTAACCTCAAAGAAGTGTTCTAGTTCTTCTGTGCTATCAGCAAACATCATAAATGCTTCTTCTTTGCCACTTTCTTTACACTTGAACAATTTATATTCCGTAGTTGTTATGATAGTATATCCAGAATCATGCCAAAGCATCTCTCTGATAAACCAAAATTGTCCGCATATTGTAAATACCGCTCTTAAAGTTGAAACATAATCAGTCATCAACTGCCCATTGTCCCACAAATGCTTCAGTGCCCAGATGGCAGTAGCAGTGAGTACAATATGCAAAAAGCATAAAACTGTTATAATATAATAATACAAACCTTTTTTCTGTGTAGTCATAATTGTTTTCAGTCCTCGTCAATAAAGAACTCTATCTCTTTTTCATCAATTTGCGAGTTATAAAAATCCAAACACTTTTTATTTGTTTTGATTTTGTGTGGAGAAAAAGACTTTATACTAAGTGAAGATAAATTACGCACTCTGCTCAATGCTACATATACTTGTCCCGCAGCAAATGCTTCACTTACATCAATTTCTGCTCTATCAAGTGTGCTGCCCTGACTTTTGTGAATTGTTATTGCCCAAGCAAGTTTCAGTGGCAGTTGTGCGCGAGATGCCAGAACGACTTTCTTCATTCCGCCACTTAAACTATCATATTCATTCTGCTTAACTTCCCATTTTTGGACCTCGATTACTTGTGACCCGGCTGTGACAAAGTCAACCACGGCACAGGAGTCGTAAAGTTCTTTTACTATACCTACACTGCCATTGACCAACCCAATTTTTGGGTCAATATTCTTTAACAATATAACTTGAGCGCCAATTTTTAATTCTAGGTTAGTCGGCGCTGGGCAGTTTTTGTCGAAGAACTGCTTCCATGAATCGCCACCAGAATCGCTCGCATGATAATATTTAGTGACGGACTTAATTTTAGCTAATTCAGCATGATTATATCGACTAACATCGACGTTTTTACAGTATAATTTAACCGGCGCAATACCATCGTCCGGGAATGCCCGACCAACACATCCCAACAATAATGAAAAATCTTTGGCCGAACCGAGTCTAACTTCGTTCAAAAGTTTTGCAAAATGTGGCTCGTCGTGTTGACGAACAATCTCCGTCAAGTGAATTGTCTTAACCCCCGCGTCCTTCCATGCCTGCGAGTCGAATGCAAATTCCTCGTTCTGATAGTTCTTGAATACTGGCGGAAGTTGCATGAAATCTCCGACAAATACAACTTGCATACCACCGAATGGTTTCTCTTTATTTCTGATGAATTGGCATACAATATCAAGCTTATCTAGCAGATTAGACTGCGCCATTGATATTTCATCAACAATCAAAACCTTGGAACTTTTTATACGGTCTACGGCTTTCTTGTTTTCCGATACTTTATCCAGCAAATCCATGCCGTCTTCTTCGGCCAATCCCATTCCAGACCAAGAATGGAGTGTGGTTCCTCCTATATTTAGTGCCGCCACGCCAGTTGTTGCGGTCTTTCCATAAAATATGGAATGTAGGTCCAAGAACTTGAATAACAGATTCACACAGAACGATTTGCCTGTTCCAGCGGGGCCGGTAAGAAAAATATTGCGGCCAGAGAAAAAATCCTTAAAGAACTTTTGTTGAAGCTTCGTCAGGCTTTTATATTCGTCCAGTTTCTTGAACGAATCGAACATGCTTAAGTTGATTTTTGCCATAATGTGAACAAATCATACGCCAATGTCCACAGATGTCAATACCAATGTCCACGGATATTTGCCGATATCAAAACCTGAATACTAACATAACATCGTCCAATTGCTCATTTATCCAACGTCTATCTATCACAGTTGGCACCGGCGTCACTCTCTCCAAGAAATATTCTATGTTATTGTGTACCTCAAAGATATCTTCGATGACATATAATCCATCCGACTTCACTCTATTTTTCAACAGATTGTATATCTTGACTTGAGACTCTTTTTCGTGTGCTCCATCGTCTATAATAATGTCAAATTTTGTGTCTTGTAGATGTTGTTGAAACAATCCCGGACTTCCGGCGTCGAACACATACGCGTTTATGTTCTCTTCCGGTGGAAAGTCGTCAAATGACTTAACAATATCAATTCCATATACGCGAGTTTCTGGATTATTGAAGAATCTACGCCACATCATCAAACTGCCGCCTCTATTTACGCCTATTTCGAGGATATTTATCGGCTTGTCTCTAAATTTACCGAATAGTATGTCGTAGAATTGGGCATAAGTGTGCCCCGGCCCACCTTCAATTGGTCCATACGCACCAGCACCCTTATCCGTGAGTCGAGTTGGGTATTCTTTTATTAACTTATCATATATTTGTTGAAGTGTTTCCATAGTTTAATATTTTAGCGGGATTGAAGCATTGCTTTGCATGACAATTCCCATGTAAATAGTCGAAAGATTTTGTTCGGTGTATCCCTGATACTTTAGTTCGTGGTATTGTGCTCCATAATGAAACACTTTGAACAGTGGTTCAATTGGCAGCATGTGCTTCTCGTATGTCATCAACCATTCGCCATACCAAGAAAATTCGCTCGGTACAATTCTTATAACATCACTCATTGTTAATTTATTTGGGACGAGGTAATTGTCTTTAAATTGTTTCCAAATGTTACAGTTCCATATAACCGGACTGGGACCAAAATCATAATATCTCCCAACTCTCCCGAACACATCCATGACTTTTTGTCTACATTCCCCAAAGCTTATTGACGGGTCAAATCCTAATAAGTGGGCCTTGTTGCAGGTCCAATTGAACAATTCTTTTTGCTCGTGCATTACAACGTAGGGTTCTCCATTCGGAGCAATGAAATCTTTTACATAGAACGGGCGTATGAAATAACTATCGCTGTCTAACACTAAGTAATTTTCACACACGTCTATTTTCCAGAGCGAACTTTTCACAATTTGTTGACTTGTCCAATCTTCTACTCCGGATTGTCCGCATATACTCTCGTCCGATATTATGGTGTACCCGGAAGAACCCAACGCTTGTTTGAAAATGCCAATGTCATTGTTTGGACATGAGATATAGAAAGGTATATTATCTCTATTATATTTTTGAATACTTTCAAACAGAACTTTGATTCGATTCACATCCCCCCTGTATGATTTACAATACAATACTATTTTATTCATTTTAATATACTTAACATATTAGAGAAAACTGCGTCGGTTGTCAATCTTTCTTTCGTATATTTTAAAAATTTATCAGCTAATGTATAGTATAAATCGTCCGACAATTCCCCAGATTTTACCATAAGGTTCGCCTCGCGGCACAAATCCTTTGGAAAGTCCGCGAGTGTTCTTGCTGGGCAACCGTCGATATCTGGGAAGTATGGAACACATCCGTTCATTAATATTTCATAATGTCGCATACAATCCCACCCACCCTTTTTATGAGTCAATGCAAAATACGACTTTTGATAATCTGCATAATAAGAAGATTCTTCGGTAAAAGTATATGTCTCAATTTTTCCGGGAATCACACTCCCCCATTCTTGTGTCTTGATGGGAACAGAATTCACAATCTTCTCTTTCGGGGCACCGAAACTTATCGGTCTGACCCAATATCCACCAACGTCCAGTTCACGCTTGAACAGAGTTACGGTATTTGGATTTTGATGTCTTATTTGCTGACCATCCTCGCCATCAACTATGAATATCTTTTCTTTGGGATAGTGCGCTATCACCTCGTTTACATAATCGTCACACCGAGTAATTGACCCATATATTATGTAATCAAAGAATCTGGCTGATATTTTATCTCGGATATCCTCTCGGTCTATTTTTATGTCGTCTAGGGTACCATGTAGAGTGAATCCTCTACCATAACTATTGCCACCATCCGGCACGCGTGTATTCCAGAACTTAACCTTTTCTTTCTTATACATGTACCAAGGAAAATTGGCATCAACAAAATTTTCTCCCAATACACTTCTCCCCCCGTGAATAATAGTGTCCGACTGGTAGTCCGGCAAATCGCCTTTGGATATAAATAAAACCTTCATTTTCTTTCAAATAGGAAATTAGACTGCACCAATTGATTGTCTATGTACGTTGAATCGCACATATCAGTTATGCTATAGCCACGGGCGTATAGGTGGTCGGCGACTTCCTTGAACATTGGAGCCCCGTCGTTACAACTCACGAATGACACTTCCAAGTAAATCCAACGAATAGACGGCAAAAGTTTTTCCGCCCCATCCAGCACAGACAGTTCCGCCCCTTGTACGTCCATTTTCAAAAACTCTGGCACTATTTCGGGCGGAACTATATAATCCAGTCGATACATTGGGAGTTCTATTACTTTGGCATTAGAAAAGTGAACGGTATTCTCTTTAAATATAGAACATCCCGTAGACACCGGGTCATCCGGGTTTGTGTAAAATTTTACACTTTCCACGTTCTCTCGTCCTAATAGACACGGCACGAATTCAATTCCCCTTGACTCTAGGATTGGGATGCAATTTGGATTCGCCTCAAATGATATAATTCTGCTGTCGGGGAATGCCGACCGCATCATCTCGTTGGTTTCCCCAAAATGGGCACCAACGTCAAACAATACCTTCGGGTAGTTTCCTCTGGACTTAAGACGCCCAAGTAAATGTATAAAATAATTCATATAGTTGATTCCAATAAAAGCTTATCTAAATTTTCTACATTATTAGAACATATTTCTCTCATGTTATTGCTTATTTTAGCATCTGGCCAGTCCCACCACTTTATTTTTAAAAGTTTTTCTATAGATTCATCAGAAAATCTTTTTTTAATAAGCTTGGCTGGATTTCCTCCTACGATTGTATACGGTTCTACATTTTTTGTTACAACCGATTTTGCAGCTATTATCGCACCATCTCCAATAGTCACACCAGACATAATTGTAGAACCAAATCCAATCCAAACGTCGTTTCCAATAATAACATCACCATTCGAAGTCAACACTCCTTTTCCGTCCGAGCCCTCGGGTCCAAATTTATTAAAAATATTATTTTGCCCATCCAATCCAAACTTGTATGTCGAAAATAAATCGCTTCTATGATTTCCCCCAAGAAATATAGTAATATTATGTGCTATACTACAAAAACCACCAATAATTAACTGAGAGTTGGACCCGTAATCCCTAGCATCAATAAATTCTGTACCATATGTGTATTTACCAACAATCATTGTATTATAATTTCCTCCCCAAAAAACACTACGCCGGTGCCAGACCCATGCCCAACACACGTAAAGTCGGATTTATTTGAATCGACTTTTGTCCAAAATTCTTTCATTCCACCATTCAAATGAATATCATCAAATATAATTGTTCCGGTATATCCCAAGCCCTTCACGAATTCGTAGAAGCGGAGTTCGTCTTTTCCATTATGTGGTGAAATGTCATATAAAATAAAATTCGACGATAAAATCAACTCCTTGGATTCCGTGTATATGTCCTTAATCTTAAATTCTATATTTGGAATATCGGAAAAGTCAACATCGAGTTGGTTAACTATATTGTATGATATAACTTTGTTGGTTGGATTTGTACTCAGCGCAAGTGCCGATGCTCCTTTGTATGTACCTATATCCAATATAATAGAGTTTCTATTCATCATACTCAACGCGGTCAATAATCTATAATGCTCCATTCCAATTGCGCTGGAATAATACATCGCCATTTCGGATAGATGTTTGTCGATATGCGAACTCTTCATTGGAAGGCTCGATAAAAATTGTTTTGCTAATATCATTTGATAAATATAGTATTAAATCTCTCTATTACATTCGCAGGAGAGAATCTGGTTGAGTAACAATCCCAGTCTATATCTCTTACATACTCTTTGTCAATCTGTAATAAGTATGAAAGTAATTCTTCCTCGTTTTTATATGTTATTGCTTTTTCTCCCAAAATATGTAAATGGCTGCGCATATACCACCAATACGGAGCATCATAAGTCAAAATCGGTTTATTCATCGAAGAGAATTCTGCCACCGCCAACCCAAATGTCTCACCGTCGGACCTACCATGAATCATGGCATCGCAAGTGTTGATAAAATTACCTTTAAATTCCAATTCTGGTTGAAATGGGATGAATTTGGCTCTTGGGTGGTCGATGAATGGTTTGGTGTTAAGAAACACTGTATAAAGGTCTTGGCGAGCATTCAAAGCTGACTTTATAGCAGAATGCACGAATGGTAGATCAAATTGCTCGTAGCCGCCTAATCTTCCAACAATAAACGCGGTTTTTGGAATACCAAGTTCGTGGTGCAATGTGCTATTAGTCTTTTTTATATCAATTATATGAGGAACCCATAGTTCTTTTTTATAATATTGTGCCAGCCATTCACTTACTCCCGCATACACGGAACCATGAGGCTCTCTCATGTCAAACACACAATGTATCGCAGTTTTACAGTTGGTCGGACATATTTTATCAATGTTTCCGGCCTTTGTCATATATAATACATCTATTTTTTCCTTGTCTACCAGACACTCTAGTTCCGATACATTTTCGTACATTGAATATCCAAACTTTGAGAACTTATCCATAGGATGAGTGGACTTCGGTTTCGATGTTATAATATGAACATCATATCCAAAATAATTCTTCAATGCGCTTGCATAATCATAAATAACCGTGCTATTTCCCCTGTGGTCGAGTTGGTTTGCGTGCAGACCTATCTTCATTTTACCAATTCTCTATAATATTGAATTACATGGTCAATCGACGGACCGAGCAAATCTTGATTTACGACATCAAGCTTGACTTCGTCTTTCCAGAAGAACTGCAATTCTAGATTTTCAGGTCGTGCCGGATTACTTTTTGTCCACGATTCTATATAGTCAGAATTTTCCAAGAAAGATTGCTTAGGATAACCTTTAAATTTTCCATCTTTTACCTCGTATACCCAACGATGGTGAATGAATCCTCGCCAGTGTCCTTCGTGCCTATTGAGTTCCCAGAACTTACTTGGAACTGCTATGAATCCTTCCTTGGCTATTCTAGAAAACATGTTACATACCATAACCGCAGAAGATATATCTTCAAGAGTGTGAGTGCATGTCAAAAAATCAAATTTTCCATGTTCTTTAACATAATCCAATATTTCATCCCAAACGGTGAAGTCTGATATATTTCCTGTAAATTGTTTAATATTTATATCATATTTTTGGATGTCAACTCCGTGCGTGGCATATTCTCTAGTCCATGCATTGGCACATATTCCAACATCAATCAACGTAAAGTTTGGGGTTTTATCCCTAAGATTTTTGATGTAATCGAGTGGGAATTTTCTCTCTATTTTTGTTATTTTTTCGTTGTATATCATAAATTAAAATGCCCAATCTTTTAACACTTTACCGTGCTCCGCCAGCCGTGTAACGATGGACAGAATCCTCTGCTTTCTAGAATTATCCATACCGTCCCATCCCGGATGCCACTCATTGTAAATACATTCAATTTTATTGAGTAGATGTGGATTTTGTATAAGCGATTCATATATGTCATACTCCGCTCCTTCACAATCCACTTTCATTGTAATCGTATCTCCTTCTGGTATAAATTTAGATATGAAATCCGATATAGATACGACAGATGCCAATATTTGATATCTTGGATTTGGGTCAATAGTTCCACCAACATCCTTGAACAATGAATCCGATACCGTATTATTCACCATTTCATAGAATGGAAGCAATTCTGTCTTGCCGCCCACGCCAAACGGACATACTATTACTTGATATAGATTAGAAGCAATCCTCGCGTTCATCAGTAATGCATTAAAGTGCTGAGGAGATGGTTCAAAACACCATACGGTGCTTCCATGATATTTAGGGTTATTATTTAAAAATAACCCGAAAGTGTTTCCACTGTTTGCGCCAATGTCTAAGAAGTGATGTGCCATAAGTTTATCCTTGTCCCATATTGGCCTTTATTGACCAATTTTTGTTGTAAAATTCGTTTTGTGCTCTCTGCCTGTCAATCGTTTTATCGTGTATTATTGACCATTCCACATCTTTTGGAAGATGTGCCACAATAGATGCTCCCACAATTGTTTCGTGTAATGATTTTTGCCATTGTATCTTTAAACTATTTTTATAAATGCGAGATTGATAGTCTCCTCCATTGCCCCAATTTATAATAGGTAAGTCACCAAACTCTGGCAGTCTCATCATGTGCCATCCCCAGTTTCTGGCATCATCGTCTGTGGCACCTCGTACAATATTGACTCTTGGAACTCTATACAATTCAACCGTTGGATTCGACTCTATCAACTCGTGCATATTATTTAATAGTACCGGATACAAATATTCGTCTGCGTCACATTGTACAATATAATCACCCACGCAACGCTTACTACCATAGTTCTTGTGATCTGCAAAGTTTTTGTTTAGTGCATGTTGAACCACGGCGAACCCATAACTTTTTGCTTTATCCAAAATTTTTATGGTGTCTGGATTGTCGGAGAAATCGTCCAATATAACAACTTCATCGTTTGGAGTAACAAAGTCGATATGAGTCTTGAGCTTCTCAATCAGTTGAAGAAGCTCAAGTGTCTCGTTGTGAACAGTCACTAAATAACTGATTTTCATCCTGTGACTGGTGCTGTTGGTGTAATTTTCTTGAACTTTGGAAGAGTAATTGCCACTTTCTTTTCAAATGTCGGCAAGTTCTTGTTCAAAATGTTCATGAACACTTCGTTTCCTGCTTCAAGTGTAAACTTTTCACTGTTTTGTTGCCGCAGCTTCTCGGCCTTTGGAATATAGTTAATATAATTAGTGAACATGTCTTCCAACTTTTGTGCCGCAACGCTATAGTTCACATTGAACCATCTTGCCTCTTTTATCAGCCATTCATTGCATGCGCTAGGCGGTATATTTCCAAGAGTCCCCGGCAGTAGATTTGCCAAGTCTTGAGGCAAGAAATCCACATGTCCGCTCCAATTGGTAGTCAATAGCGGCTTTCCACTTAAAGTGGATTCCAACAATGGACGCCCGAATCCTTCACCGTGAGTGAAACTCACGTGATTTTTAATCTTCGGATGATTGTATAAACGATTCAATTCTCCGGGAGTCAACTCACCATGAATCAAATATATGTTGGGCAAATCTCCGGACAACGGCTTTCGAATGTCGTCAATTTTCTTTAATATTTCCGCCTTATCCATCTTGGAGAATGTAGCTCCGCTGGTCTTCAACACCAATGCTGGCTTATTCTTTTTGTTCTTGAATACTTCACTAAATACCTTTACCAACATACCAATATCTTTGCGGTCCGCTCCTAGCTCACCTTGAATCCAGTGTCCAACGAACAAATAACAAAAATCTTCTGGAATAGCATTGATTGCAATATCTATTTCTGGAGATGGTTCTGAGGTTTTCTTATATATCGAGGTATCTACTCCCTCGAATGCCACTTCAATCGGTCGCGTGACCGATATTTTTTCTTCCTGTCCATTGTCGTGTCTCTTATTATAGATAGTATCTAAGAACACAGACTTCGTGAAGTTTGAAGGAACCACTGTTAAATTCATGCGATTTATTCCCTCGATCCATTCGGCCTTTGGTACGGTACTTTCGATACCAGCTGTGACGCCAATATTATACTTTCCAATTGGTTTGAACTCGTTGGGAATAGATACTTGAATAAATAACTCTGGCTGTGTCGCCAAGTTGTTTATAATTCTTCTCTTGATTTCTTTTACCATTGGTACAGTTTCATCATCAAGCATTGTGTTAGGGCATGCGCCCCAACGCATAGGAATGATCTTTACATCAAACTTGTTACTGTTGATTAATGCGTCACAAATAGAAAAAGTGTGGTCGCCATAACCACTCCGAGAAGCCACTGGTCCTTGGATCACGCATACAGGTTTTATTTCATTACTCATAGTTTTATATTCGAATTTGTTTCTGTTATTATTCTATACATTAGATTGTTTGTCAAGCAGTATTACTCTGGTATTTTTTACTTTCCCGTTGGTCGCGTCGTTGTCCCATTAGCCGATAGTTGGTCTTCACTCTTTATTTCATAAAATGCAAATGGTAATCTACCGGTATGCATCTTTGATCCTTCTTGTCCCTTTAGAATTGCTCTTCCCGTTAATATATCCGAACAGTCCCAAAAACTCCACATTGCAAATGGACTGTTTTCATTCTCCCACTCTTTCATTTGTCGCATTGTGGGATTGTTTGGATACGCCAACCCGGCTCCGCATTCACAGCGGGAGCGGGCGGCATACCTCAATTGATCGTCCGTAAACGGCGTTTTCTTCATTTATTATGGAGCCGTGCCGGGAGTATTCTGATCTTCTTGTTCTTGAATGACAGCTTCGATTTCCGCCTCAACATCGTTGATACGGTCCTTGAAATCGGCATTTGCCATCTTCTTTTCCTTCTTGATTTCGGCGAGCTGTTTTGTTAGCTCGTATACTTTTGCTTCTGCTTCGTCTTTAGTTAATGTTTTTGACATAATTTTTTAGTTTAAGTTCTTTGAATTGTATTCTTCTCTTATCGCTGAAAGCTCTCGGTCTCGCTTACTAACTTGGTCCAACCATTGTTTCCGTTGATTATACCCGATTGCGGCGGTTGCATCATAAGTCCGCACACTGTGCCGTTGTCCATCAACCATTTTTATTGTGATGGGGGATTGTGCAGTTCCGGCAACATGATTTACATTTCGAATGAAACGCTTGCGCAATCTATAATATCTAATATTCCACCAGACTCCCATCACCCACTCTTTAATTCTCCCCGGAACACTTCTAGTCGATGATTTCATACAATTTATATTTAATTAAACAATTTCCACGATTACCGATTGCAACATGAGCGATATGGTCGGCATATATTCCCTCGCCACGTCCCACGTCTCCGTCACCTCATTCTCGGAAGACTTCTTAATTGACGCGTATTCCAAAAAGAACAGAAACACAATATTGCGAGTGTTGTTCTCCAACTGTTTCTCGTATGTGAGGTTATCATCAATAATCCACCGGTCTCCCGCCGCAATCTCCATTGGTCGAGTCGATTTCAATGGATACGTTTTGTTCATGTAGTCCAAAATTTCGGATTTTGGCCCCTTAAATTCTATTTTGCGCTTCCGCATCATAGTCGCAAACTCTTCATCGTTCATCATTGGTTGTTTCATACTACTTTAATTGTATTTGCTCAATACTACAGCTTTATCTATCTTTGGCAAGATAATTCCGAGTTGATTATTAGGCATAGTATGTCCGACGTGCTCGTCGTGGCGATGTAGATTAAATCTCTCGCGACCTTTCCAGTTTGCAATCATAGAGTCTAGACCGTCCGCCATCTTTTCACACATGCTCTCGGAACTTAATCCACCATCTCCACTCAGCCAATCACGTCCAGCCTCACCGCATTCTTTACGCTTTTCTCTGCCCAAGATATACCAATACATCATCGCTTCGGCGCAGTCTTCCCATCTAGCGTAGTCTGCGATAATGTATGGCGTCGGAATGCTACCTTGCAACATTCTGGCTCCCGGATATATTGGGGTTACCCATTTACCGTGATTTTTATATCTACCATCGTGGTTACTGCCCCAACTCTCATTGAATTCCACTGGCTTACCGTTGGCGTCTGTAAACCCGCATTGATCTTGCAAACCCCCGGTTACAGAAACTATAATCGGCGTGCCAGCCGCAAGACTTTCTGCTGTGGCTATTCCAAATCCTTCATTGTCGGAGAGATTTACCGTTACGTCTGCGATATTATAATATTGATTCAACCGCTCCGGGGCAATCTTATCCGTGCTAAATACTACGTCATATTCTTTACAAAATGCTTCCTTCACTGCTAGCAGATCGGTACCAGCTTCATCTATCGGGTGTGTATGCATGAGCAACACACATTTGGCCGCTTCTTCTTTTGATAGGTTATCGCAGAAATTGCGATAGGCCAACATTATCGTGGAAGTTTGCTTGCGACGAATGTTTCTATTATTATAGAAAATAACGTAGCTATATTCTTTCTTTAGAATTTGCTTCTTAACTATATCAAGCTCCTTTAGCTCCGCCTCTGTGACGAGCGGTCTGAACATTTTCGTGTTCATTCCATGTGGAACATAAGTCACCGTGGTCGGTTTGTTTAGATTGGAGCCAAGAACTCCCTTTACGATATTCTCGGTCTGCTTACTGATACAACCTATCCAATCGCAACTCTCATAATAAGGTCTATTATACATAGGATATGGTAGGTCGTCCCATATACTATAAAAGCCAATAGGTAGCTTTTGACGCAACTCACGCTCGATTTGATATAACCAAATCCAGAATCTAGGGTCTGTAAAATGTAGGAGAGCATCGGGGTTTTCTAGTTTTATAACTTCATTTAATACGTCTGAGTTGCCGTACCCATCAATAGGGTATAGTCGCACATAAGAGTCCGTTAATCCGGTGGTTGCATTTGTGGCGGCATCGAGATTAAAAATCTTACCTTTGTCTGGGTGCTGAACGCTTCCGGCCAATTGTACCCAATTATATTTATGAGCAAGACCAGTGACAAATTCTCTAGCCATTGTGGCAATACCAGAATGCATACGCAAATCGTCGCATAATAGTATTATTTTTTTTCTATCTTTTTGTGGAATATAATCTTTTACCATATAATTTTCGTATTATGCTTTAATTTTTGCGTTTGTCAACTTATAATTAAAATGCTGATCCACTGCTTTGTAATGCAGATTCTCCGTCTACCTTCTTTTTGAATTCGGGGTCGTTGATATAAAGATATACGCAACGATTGACCAATTTTTGGAGCGTCATTCCGCTACTTACACCAGATTCTTTGAATAGGGTATATTTGTCCTTGAACACATGGACGGAAGTGAAGCTAGTTTCGTGATTTGATTTTAATTTCATAGTATGATATTTCCTATATACATATATATGAAATTAGATTTTCCATATATATAAAAATCAAACTGGCGGCAATTCTTTAAACTTTTTTATAATATCGGGAGTTGCTTCCATCAAAAATGTCTCGGTTCCAATCTTTCCTACCAATCCAAATTCGGGGTCGGTGTTTAATTCTTTGGACAACGATTCAATGTCTGCTTGTGTGGGAGGTTCCGCATATCCGCAAAAATGCAGAATTGATAGCGTGGGTGATTCTTTTTCGCCCTTTAATGTATATGCAATGATACCGTAATTGATGGTCATGTCAGCCTTCCTTTCCGTTACAATACAATTCTCCCTTTTCATTCTTGTGGGTCTTGAAAAAGCAATATTTACAATTCTTTTTTGCTTTGCCGGGAGTTTTAGGAAACGCCCCGTCTTTGTTATAATTTCCTTGGTCGTCAAATCCACTTTTTATAAAATCTAAAAACGATGCCTCAACTTCGGCCATGCTCTTTTTTCCGTCCGGTGGAGATATACGTTGAATGCGTTGTTGTGGGAACGTCACATCCTCCATCAGCTTGCGTTTAAGCACAAAGAATTCAACTTCTATCTCGTCCATCGCAACTTTGAACGTTTGGCTGTAAAACCGTTTATACAGCAATAGCTGGTCAATCTTGGTTCGGTCAACCTTCTGGTACTTATTCCATCCATTGGTTGAGGTCTTAAAGTCCAATATCAATATTTTGTTGGTCTGTTTATCCTTGAGCACAATATCCAAGAATCCTTTATATAACAGAGTTGATTTTCTCAGTGGGATTTCCAACGGAAGCTCAATGCCTACCAGTTCGTATCGCTTGGACGGGAAATGTTTTGTTCTGGTGGAATAGTCGAGCATGTGATTGAGTATCGTTTTTCCGTCCGATTCAAATTCTGATATGGTTGCCTCAGTCACTAATTTCAGCGATTTCAATTCTTCTTCGGATAGCTTCTCTTGTTCCGGTGTGGCAATCTTCAATTGCAGTAGTTCTTTCTTGTATCCCTTCTTAAACTCTCCAATTGTATCAAATTCATCCGCCTCCGGCGCTCCCACAGTATATAGAATCTTAAGATACGCTTGAATCGCACCATGAATGGCAGTTCCAAATACTGTGTGTATGGTTGAGTCGTACGGAGAAAGTTTGTCGATGTACGACAACTTCCAATCTTGGGGACATTTCAACCATTTAGCATACTGGCTAAAACTGACATGTTTTTGCTTCTTCTCCGCGACTACTTTTGTAGGTTCGGGTGGAGTTGCAGCGTCTTCTACGAGGAATTCTTCTGTTGCCATATTCAATCACAATATACCGATAATCTTTGGTGTCAAACGAAATACGTTTATATTTATCTTAAATACAGTATAATAATGTCAAATCAAACTTACACCCACGTTTTGCAGCAATCCGGGATACTAAAAAATTTCTCTGTTGCTAAGATTGTCAAGAAAAATGATATAGACGAGTTGAAAAAATTAATAAAGACAGTCGCGGCGAGTGAGGACGAATATAATCAGTTACTCAAAGAGGAACTGGATAAGTTGTCTGATATGCACGATGCGAATAATCCTATCCCCGGTATAATATACCCGTCGGGTGGAGCAAAACTTGACAAAAAAATTATCGGAATATCCGAAAAATTTTGTCAAAGTATTAAATCGCAAAAGTTTGATACCCGTCAACTTGCTATGTTAATTACCGCTATTATACACAACTTAAAATTAACACAACAAGATTTCTTAAAATTGAATGAGGAATTTGACAACGGAGAAGATTCCGACGAAGATTCCGACGAAGATTAAACCAGTCGGGATTTAAATATAAACTCGTCTACGTGGGCTACTAGGGACGGAGCAAATGTCAGTTGTTCCATAGTTAAACCGTCTACGTTTTCCCATTCAACGACGCGATCAGCTTTGGCTTTTACCTTTGGGTTATTCTCTTTTTCGTGGTCATTGGCTGGTTGCACATAGTATCTCAAAGTTCTATCCCCGATTGCATTTAGAATGCTCGGCCTGCTCCACCGACTCACGTGCACCACAAGACCATGACACTCTTGTTTGACCCAATTGATTTCATCACGCTCGTAGAAGTCATAACGAACGTCGGTAACAATACAAAAATCGGCGGTTGACGCTTTCACTTGTTTATCTATAATATCTACCCAATATCTTCCATTGGTCTGCTTTCTTTTTGCATCGCCATACCAAACAAGCAATGGCCGAATTAAAATCTTTTCCTCTGGTATTTGCGTGAACGCGGTCACTCCGAGTTTCTCTACACAAAACGCCTCACAGTCCTCTTTCAATGCGTCCGCAAACGCAAACCTATCTACCGTTTTTCCCGCCGCCTTCAATTGATTGGTTAATATAGAGGCGAAGGTGTCTTTTCCAGCCCTTGCCACGCCTCCTATCCCAATTACACGTTTATTACTCATATATCAAATGGTACAGAGCACACGAATAACGTCAAGTTATAATTAACTCATCTGCTTGTTTGTCTGAATATCCGTACAATTTTACTATCGCCCGCAAATCCTCTTGGGTCAGGAGTCCAATATACTGCAACACATTTCTCTCACATTCTTTAAAATGTATACAAAGCAATGACAGCAAAGATTTATTATATTTTTCCGCTGTGTTTTTTATATATGGATAATATCCCCGGCCTCGCGGCACTGTCTCCGAACACAGTCGATAGAAATCTTTAGGCTCTAACTTATCTTGGTATGATTGCATATCATTTATCGTTTCTACCAGCAATGGTTGCATGCTTAAAAATCTGCATACCATATAATTACTCCAAGTCTTTTTATCCGTTTCAGACAGAGTTTCAAAGTATTTAGGATTTTTTCCCACACGGATTTCATTGAGGTGATCAAATAAACTTTTAGTCTTTGGTTTTTTGTCAACTTCATTTTTTATTTTTGCCATATTATTTACCAACTATACAATAGTGCGGATATATGTCAACAAGATGTTTGTTATAAATAGCATTTTCCTGCGTTTTTCTTTTTTTATTTTATATTTATTCACATGGGAAGAAAATCACATAACAAAACCTACGAACAAGTTCTTGAAGAAAGTCGTGTTCGCGCCAACAAATATTATCAACTCCACAAGGAAGAGATAAAAAAGAAAAAGTTACAAAAATACTATGAACTAAAAAACAAAAAATGAACTACCCCGAAATATATCACCGAATAGTTGAAAGAGCAAAGTCGAGAAGTCCAAACGAAGATTTGTATGAACAGCATCATATAATACCGAAATGTTTGGGAGGAAATGATGAAGGTGAAAACATAGTATCACTCACACCCGAAGAACATTATGTATGCCATCAACTTTTGGTAAAAATATATCCAGACAATCGCAATATCTTGTTTGCTGCCAATATGATGTGTACGGCGAATGGGGGTCAAAAAAGGAATAACAAACTTTATGGATGGCTTCGCAAAAAACTATTCAAGCGGGTTCATTCAACTTGTGATTATTGTGGAAAACTATTCAACGTTACAGAAAGCAGACATAATAAAGAAAAAACAAAGTTTTGTAGTTTTTCTTGTTATAGAAAATCGGTTGAATCAACAACAGAATACTATACATCTGATTGTGTAATATGCGGGAAAACATTTACTATTCCATCATCTCATAATAAAGTAAAAACTCAAAAATGCTGTTCCAAACCATGTGGAATAAAACTAAAACAAAAAAACGCAAGAATAGATATTCAGTGTAAAATGTGTGGAAAAACAAAAAATATAGAAAAGAATAGGTATAAAGGACCAAATGAAGATCATTTTTGTGACCGACAATGTTTCAATCAATACAAAAAAGAAACAGCGTATCTAACTTATAAATGTATTTGTTGTGGGAAAGAAAAAACTGTATTGAAGTCTTGGAATAAAGGCGGGAAGTTTTTGTTTTGCGGGTCTTCTTGCCATACAAAATACAGGCACAATCACAAAATTCCCAAATCTGAACCGATCAATCTCCCCACACGCGATGGGCTTCGTGGATAGTTTCCATGCCATCATATTCTTCAATTGTATATTCAATACCATCTGGTATGTCAACAACCTTTAGTTCTGCGGCAGAACCATTTGCTTCTTCGCCCAACTCTTCAACAACTTGGACAAGTAATGGGTCGGCTCGGTCACGTGGGTGATTGTCCAAACGATATTTGCTATAATTTTCATTTGTTGGATTGTCTGTACTAAAAGCAACCCAGAACAAACCCTCTGGGAATTCGCCATCAAATGGAACATACGCATGCTTTCCATCGACATACTTGGACTGAAAAAAGTGGCACTGTTGTCCACGTTTGTCTGCGAGCCATTTGACTGCTTTGGGTGAAAGACTAAATCCACCATAACATTTGCTTATTACAATTTTCATTTTACCCACACGCGTTTGTCATATTGCACGAATATTACTATACCAAATGGGTTCTTGGCGTTTGACCACCTACCATCCTTGTCTTTTTGACTTGTCATTTTTATATAAGATGCACGGTCTTCGAGTCCAATTGGGTTGGACAAAAAGAATTTATTTCCGGCATCAAGCTTTCCAAATTCTACCATTGTTGGACTATCCGAGTTTGTTTTCATTTACGTATAAATTATCAATGTTTATGTTTAGTTTTTTACAAAGCTTTGTAAGAGATTTTAATTGGTCACTCAGTTCGACCACGTCTCTGTGATTGAACTTCGTCCGGGCGAGAAGTTCTCGTCTCTTCAGACAATTTATCTCGGGCGTCAATTCCTTTTTTGATTCCGATACTAGCCAGTCTATGCTGGTGTTGCTCGACCCGATGTAATTTTGAATTATATTCCCTAAGTTTTGCATTTAATTTTTGTTGTTCAGTACTTGTTTTTTTTATATTGTCGAACGCAACCTTCAACGTGTCTGTGATTGCATTTCCCGACTCTACAAACTTGATGTTATATTTCTCAAACTCTTCGGATATTCTCCGTTTTAGTTGTAAATATAGATAAAAAAGTGCTGCCAAAATATCGAGTAGGATTATATCAGCTAACCAGACGCTTGGCAGTTGTATTGCCGCAAAGATTGTAAATCCCAGCAACGCGCCAGATATGTAGTATTTTATATTGCTATTCATATAATAAGAAGTGTCGCAATCATATTGCGACACTTCGTGGTTGTCAATGTTATTCTACTTAAATGCTTAACTTCGGCTCTCGAACCTCTGTTACATTGTCCATGAAATAAACCCAACTTGGATGATGTGCAATATTTATTGTTGCGCTGACAGGAATTGACTTTGGTGCATATGGCTTGCGAATAAGCTTTAGACCAGCCTGCTCGGGTGTTTTATCAGCCTTTTTACTGTTGATATCTTTATGACACCACACCATGTTTTCAAACGTGTTTTTGCCACCTTGAGCACGTGGAATAACATGGTCAATGTTGCCATCTTTCCAAGACAGAACTTTTCCTGTGTATTGGTCTATGCCACCATCACGCTTGCGAATGGCTTCTTTTGTAGGACGAGGCTCAACCATAGGCATTTTGCCATAGTTGGGCTGAATAATGACCCGTGGAGCACGAATGACCATATTGGCAGTGTGAATTGCCAGATCATAATCACGCACAGGCAATGTTTTCCACACATCCCAACCAACCGGAATTGTGCTTGTTGGATTGTCCCAATCAACATTGCCATCGGCACCAACGGCAAAGTCCATGTCGATGGCAACGGCTGGCGGATTATTGCCGCTGTCTCCGCCAAGCATAGAGATTAGAGCATCTTTGACAGTCTTGGTTCCAAGAGCCATCCAATTTGCATTTAGAGATAATACTGGTTGATTGATAACATTCATTTTTATAACATCCTTTATACACCTATAACTATGGTGTGCTTTTTATAAAAAGTCAAGACTTTTCTTACACTTTATGTAAGAACTTTGACTTGAAGGTATGGATCAACATCGACCTCCATATCGCCGTCGAACAAGACGATGGTTTTGTTTCCTTTATTCACGATAAGTGACACTGTTAGTGTTTTACCTGATGAACTAAGCACTTTGTCACCAATAACCAATCGCTTTGCTGCTTTTTCAACGTAGTTTTGTGTTTTTGTCATATAGTATAAATATCAGCAAATATATTCCCATTCTGTATTTAATCCAGATATAAATGCGTCCGTTACCGATTCTGTTTTTGGAAAATAAACAGCATAGTGTGCTTCATATTCCCCTGCCAATCCACCGCCGCCGGTTTCAATTTTACAAACGCATGGATATTCAGTCGGATATTTCTTTGGTTTATAACCGGATTTACTATAATAGTAAAACTTATTAAATTCTTCTTTGCTGTTTATAATTTTCATATTATGCGTACCATTTTGCTCCATTGCATTTAATTCTAACGACGTTACCATCTTTAGATGCCAATAGCAATGCATTTCCATCGCTGACATCGCTTAAATCGCACGCACGAAAATCGTTAATAGTGTCGCCCCATAATAGTTCTGGTCCAAATATACCAACACGACCAACAAGCATATATTTTCTACCGTCTTTTTGGCGTTGCTTAGGTTTCATTTTATGTTTAATAATATGTTTTTTAGCATAGTTGACTCCGCAAAAGTCAATCCATTTATTTCCTTTGTATAGATTTACAAATCCATGACTGATTGGTGCAATCTTGGTCGTGCATTCTTTAACCGTGCATATTCCATGAAATGGGTCGTTAATTTTATTTTTCCAAGTTTTCATAGTTTTTCCCATTTTCCGATTGTTCGTAAAAAAGCCTAGGCTCGTTGGGCTGCTGTCGCGCTATAAGGAGTAACGCATATTTCAGCGAGGGTTGTGGTAAATCTACCATATCCCTTTTGCCAATACTCTTGGTTAATGATGCCCTTGTATAGCACCTTCTCCGCCTCATGCATAGCGTTCAAATCATTGAGATAATCTGGAATATCCTGTTCATGCACTTGAAAAGAGTTCGTTGGGTCGTCAAACCACATGCTATCGTCTGATTGTCTAGTCCATCTACACGCTTCCGCAATAGCAATTCTTTGTTTATTTGGATTCATAAAAATAGAATAGGGCTTGAACTATGTAAAGTCAAGCCCTATGTTTTTGAACGTGTGCGCGAGTATAAAGAATGTTCTGAATGAAATCAAGTTCGGCTTGCATTGCAGCCCAAGTCTGCATCTCTTGTTTCGTGGCCATATCTTCCATCTTTACGTTGCCAGCATCCCAACCACAAATCGCATTGTGGTAAATGATCATGCTCTTGCGCCGTGACTTAAAGTAACGGAGCAAGCGCGGAGTTGCCCACTTGACTAGTTGTGTGCGTTCGGCACCTTGTGATGGAGTGATCATTTTAATACTTGGTATAACAACTTTTTATAATCATCTGCTCCAATGGTCTTGCGGTCCAACATCTTGAATATAATTGCGCTTCTGCCTGTGCTGCCATATGCTTGTAAGATTTCTTTGGCAGCAATATTACGAGCAATATACATACGAGCAGATGCAAACTCAAACAATGCATTCATGATCTTTGATACTTCTTTCATAGCATCACAGATACGCGAAGCATGTCCAGTTGCCATTGTAGCAATTTCAAAATCAAACTTTTCAGTAAGATACTCAAAGAATTCTACATAACCAGTTGGTTCGTGAGAAAGATTGTACCGATCCATAAACCAATCAATATACACATCAATGACTTTTTCTATACTAGAAATTTCGGACTTTGCACGATGTAAAAAAAGATATTGTGCGGCTTTTACTTTACGAATTTGTTGTTCGTTACCATAATATACACACAAACCTTCTTGATCACGCAATACTTCAACCGCCGACTTCATTTCTTCAACAGAGTTGTAAGAGAATGTGCGGGGACGACGCAGCTTAATATCAGATGCAAAATAGTCCAATTGAGATTGGCACATCAAGGAATAATCATTGTGATTGATTACAGCAGTCAAAACCATGTCAGGTTCGTCGCCATAGTTCAATACAATGCGATTGGTTGGACTCAACCATTCCAGTACAAAAGACTCATTGCTAGTTTCTAGCATTTCAAGATATGCAATGAACTTCTTGTACTTTTTGCACAAATAGTCAATCTCATGTCCATTTGCTTGCTTGCGAGCATCAACAGTTCCGCGTGTGCGAATAACAGTCTGGCCCTTGTAGCGAGAAAAAATCAAAGTGGAGCCGTCCAACTTTTCCATCAACTTCGCATCAGTTAGATTAGAAGGAGCAGGAAAAATATCAGGCTTTTCGTCGTAATTGAAGAACTTTTTGAACGAAAGCGAAACAGGATTGCCTTCTTTGTCCCAAAGAGACGAACGATAAATGAGGTTGTCCTTGTTCCAAGAAGTACCAATATGAACTGGCTGGACCAAATAGCATTCATGTTCTCCAATAAAATGTTGATGAACCATGAATGACTCAGGATCAATAGACTGTAGATCAATTTTCATAATGAATATACTATGACAACTTTTTATAAAAGGTCAATATAAATCCGAATCATCAACATTGTTTATTACCGAATCAAGTAGTTTATATATGTCTCTGGCATAAGCGTGAGGGTCAAACTTGTCACCAAAATTTTCCGGCTTCGTCTTGTAATCTTTTAGGTATGCACATAAACAATTCATTCCTGCCCAAGCAGAAATCAAATCTTTGCGTTGTTTTTTTGACAATGGTTTATTTTTCATGATCGATTATAAAATTACCTTTTCTTGTTTTACTTTGTGTATAGCAAGCTCTTTGTGCTTGAACTCGAAGTCGAGGTGTAGATCACTTTTGTAATTAGCATAAATCTCAGGAAGGAAAGTTGGAAAGTCGGCATGAGCACGAGGATTGTTACCGACGAGAGATTCGCTGAAATGGAACAACGGAATAATACCATTCGGCCAAGTGGATACTGCCATTTCAAATGCTTTCTGTTCGCTCATGGCATCTGGATTGCATTTGTGGTGCAGATTATCGAATGTAATCGGAATACTAGTGCGTTTGTAAAGATATTCATGTAGGTTGTATACGGTCCAACTTTTTAGTTTGTCTTCGTTCTCAAAGACAAGTCTACTTGTTACGGATTTTGACATGCGTTTGAGAACTTTTTCCAATCTATCAACAACTTCACCAAACTTGCCGTCATTATAACAGTTCATGTGAATATTGATTGGTGCCTCGTATGATTGTGGCAGTTGAAGCAAATCCATAATCATAGCATGTTGTTCAAGGTCGCGAATAGAGTTTTCGGCAACGCCGTCTTTTGGACTTGCCGGAACAACAAACTGATCGGGATGCATGCTGCAACGTACTTTGTTTTGTCTAATAGTATTGGCACATGCGCTAAACTCGGCCATAATATCTGAGAAATTGTAAAAATCATCAACGGTGAAATTTAGATCGGGATGTGTCATCAGAGGGAACACATTACTACCGATGCGATAATTCCATCCATTTTTTGCGCATTCTTTGATGATGGCGTGGATAGTTTTGATATTGTTCAGCGAACGGTCAGCGAGAATTTTCATTGCTGTTTCCTTGCCCAGTTTAGTATATTGAGCATAAGTCATGACATTGAACTTGACGCTTTGCTCCTGCAATCCTGTGTGAATGCAGCAAAGAGACGGAGTGATGTTAGATGGTAGAATCATGCAATAGATCATGCACTTTTATCTGCGCTTGTCAACAGTACAATAAAAAAAGGACACCAGTTACGGTGTCCTTTTTGATAGAACTAATCGAGTATTAGAACTTTACTGCAATCCCACCCGAAACACTATTTACAGTTGTTCCTGCGGTTAACAAACCGTCGCGGCGTTGAGTAAAGTCAACAGACAGTGTGGCATTCTTTGCATAATAGCCAATACCTGCGCCAACAACAGCATATTGCTTGCTAAATCTATACTTTACAATCGTATCGGCACCGAGATCATTAAAGCCATATCCAATTGCTGGAACAAGCTTTACATGTTGGAAACCAAATGGTAGACGTAGATTTGCTTCTGTGTTATTGGTATGATTCTTTAGGTCTGCGCGATAGCGTGCATCCCAAGTTGCACGGGTGCCGAACAGAGAACCATTCAATAGCGCAAATGGCTCAGTGTTACTTGCAATATTTGATACACTCTTGCTATAAGTTTTATATGTACCGCCCAAAGTCAAATTTGCCAATGGAGATGTAAACTTGTATCCAAGCGACAGGTCAACACGTTTGAACAGTCCAGCACTTGCTGTGTATTTACCTGTTGTTGTGTCTTTGATGGTGTTGAACGTGTTGACGCCAGCAACAAAATTGTATGCTTCTAGCGTAACACCGGCAACGGCAACATCTTCAAATGCAACCAAGCCATTATCTAGATACTTGGTATAGTATGTTGCATTTGCAGTCAACCCGATTGGGGCTGCACTCAGCGTAACAGCGGCGATTAATGCCGTAATCATTAATAGGATTTTCTTTGTCATATTTTATTATATTTTTCTTTGCGATTATTGCAAAGTGGACATAACTATAGAACAAAAAATATTTTTGTCAATATAAAAAAATGGTGGACTCGCCGGGAGTTGCACCCGGGTGCTATATAAAAAGCTTACAAACATATACAAGCTTATCTCTTATAATACATCAATATTTGGTAGAGCACCATATTGAAGTTGAAGTTTAGTATTTGATTTGTGCTACCATCTTCTATCTCACACAAACGGCCAGATGATGAACGTTGTTGACTTGTTATCTGTGTCACAAGGACAACGGACAGCCTATTTTATTAGGCTGCGGCTAGAAGCTCAACTTCAGCGTTCTTGCGAACGGTGAGGAAGCTCTTCTTTGCAAGATTTCTCTTAGCATTTATGTTTTCCAACGGGTATTATACAGAGACATTAGACTCTGTGCTTGCGGCTTGTACTCATTCTATAGAGTAGAATCTAAAAACGAGCCCATGAAAAAGACAGGCGGCACAAGAATGGTTTCCATTTCGGAGGAAACATCCTATCCCGTAACTTCGGTAATCAAAAACGCCGATGGCGTAGATACCTACTTAGTGTTTTGGGGAAGTGCTGTGATATGACATATCCAGCCATTAATCTCAATCCTGTTCGCCCTTCAGGGGCTAGTGCCGTCTGCTTAAATTGTTGTGTCAAAGAACTACGAATATAAGTATCACAAACTCTTCGATTGTCAACTTTTTTATTCAAAACTTTTTTCAAAAAATTAAGATTCTGGTTGACTTTTTATATACTTACTGCATCATTAATCGCATGAATGGTTTTACTCTACATAAAAATCCTTGCTCTTGTTGCTCCGAGGCTATTGAGTCTGCGCGTGCAGAACTTGGCCTGCGTGTTTGCCTAAGTTGTGCAAAGCGTGGCGTATCTCAATCTAGATATATGGGTGCTATGGTCTTTGAACACAAGACGGCTGGAAGTTTGCAAGTTATGCTGCCAGACACATTTGCCGACTTCAAAGCCAAGACCAGTCGCAAAGGACAATCTAGCACACTTCGTAATGTGTTGGTTGGTGGAGGAAGATTGCAATGAAAACAATGAAAACAATGAAAACATTTAAATTGCCCACTTGGGCAGAATCAAACAACGTGACTCGGTTTACCAGCATGTTGGGATATGACATGACTAGAAAAGATGCCATCGCCAGAGTAAAAGCCAACGATAAAGTTGCATCGTTCTTGAACAAGAATGGCTGGACCTTTACCGAGTGGGGCAATGTTGCAGAAGATGGTTATGTGCTAAACTTTCGCAAACCAACTGGAATTGTTACTGATGACAAGGCCGCTCATCCGTATCTTCACTTTGGTTGGTATTGGGACAACTGCGGCGGTCCTGACTTTTGGCGAGGCGATCTATGGACTTCATATGGATATGATCGTGAATTCAAATACCTCGGACCAGTTGGATTCTTTAAAATTCATGATATTCTACAGCGCAATCTCAAAGATTTGTATCAATATGAACGACAACTCGTACACGCTTTGATTTCTCAAACTCCCATTCCCAATGGAAACAGATAAAATAAGTCACACCAAGTCTGGTATAAAACAAGACTTGGAATATTGGCGTAAAAAACTTGCACACTTTGAAAAAACTGGCAATAAAGAAGGTGTAAAGGTTGCAAAATTACTGATTGACAAGTATCTTGATGCCTATAATACTGCAATAGTATGAGCTACAAATTATTTCTTGATGATATTCGGTTGCCAAAAGATGTTAGGTGGATGCAAATGCCACTTGGTCCTTGGATTATAGTGCGAAGCTATGATGATTTTGTAAAATATATTATGAAACATGGCTCACCATTGTTTGTGAGCTTTGATCATGATCTTGCCGACGAACATTATACTGGTGGTGCGGGGTATAATCAATATAAAGAAAAGACCGGATATGAATGTGCCAAATGGCTGGTTGAATATTGCATGGAATATGAACTACCGTTGCCAGAATATCAAGTTCATAGCTTAAATCCAATTGGTAAAGAAAATATCATTGGATATCTCGAAAATTTTAAAATAAATCGTCCCAAATTCTTTCATGAAAAAGATTAGTCTAAAATCAACCGACCAAAAGATTTGGTTTATATCTGACCTACATTTAGGTCACGACAAGCCATTTATTCTTGGTCCACGCAATTATCAAAATGTCAATGAAGCATATGCTCACACATATCAAATGTTGAGCGACCATATTGGATTAAATGATATTGTATTCAATCTTGGCGATGCAGTGATTGGTGCTGGCGCAAATTCATTGGACTATGCAAAGCGGTTGATTCGTTTGCCGTGTAAGCATCAATATTTTATTTGGGGCAATCATAACGCTGGCATGCAACAGTTGTATGACGCCACATTGGATGAAATGCAGTTTCATGCCGACATTGAAGTGTATCCATTGAATTATCCAAACTCCACGTTTACATTTCTCGGCCATTATGCTGAAATCTTCATTGATAAAGTTCCGGTTGTGTTAACGCACTATCCAATTGCTTCGTGGAATCATATGTCGAAGGGTGGATACAATATTCACGGCCACTGTCACAGAAATCTTAAAGAGGATGTTGGCCTGAAACGGTTGGACGTTGGCTGGGAATGGAAACGTCGGCCAGTTGAATGGGAAGAAGTTCATCGAGAATTAAAGAATAGAACCGCAGTTGCCCCGGATCATCATAGTCCGGATGTATAAAACAAAAACCCCGCCATAATAGCGGGGTTTTTTGCGTTAAGTTGTTTTATATTAGTAAGTTACTACCACAGACCCATTGGCACCGGCACCAGAACTGTCAGTACCGTAGTCATAAGAGCCTCCGCCGCCGCCGCCCGGAAATGTTCCACCGGCTGCGACGAATACTTGATTGACCTTGGACCCGGCGTAATAGTATGCACCGGCACCACCACTACCGGTGGCGTAAGAGTATCCCCCGGAAGCTGGGGCAAACGCAGTGGAATAGTATGCGCTTTGACCATCTTGACCGTTGCCTAGCACATTACCAGCTTCTCCGCCGCCGGAACCATTATATGCACTATATCCATCAAAATCTGGGCTTCCGTGCCCGCCGTAGTATGTTGCTACGCTACCAGTTAGCAATGCAGTTTGGTGTGTAATTGTGCCGTCTTGTTTTCCTCCCGGCGCTCGAACAATCACCACGCTGGCCGATGTTACATATGAATTGCCGCCGTCGTGCGCAGATGCTAGGCCGACTACTACGGGATATGACCCAGATTGTAAGGTTTTAGTTGCTTTAGCGAATGCGCCACCAGAACCACCGTTTCCTGTAAAGTTTCCACGACCACCGGCACCGACGCACGATATGGTCACGGCCTTTGATTCTGTTAAGACAAGATTCCCGTTGGTTATGTATGTTATTGTTGTACTCATGATTTGTTATGTGGTTATTATGTTATAAATAGTGTAAACTTTCAAAATTATCTCAACTCCGCCATCGAAAGACTTGGTCCCGATACTTCTCCAAATTGAGTGTGTCCGCTCTGAGACACCGATTTCAAATAGTATGTATATGTTCCCGCCGGTTGACTATCTATACAAGTTAAACAATATGGATTGTTTTCATTTGCTGCCGACCCTTCGTATTGTACCCGAGTTCCTATAGCAGTGCTGTCTCTATACAGTTGGATTGTTCCAAGACCCCCTATTGAAATTGGATTGGCGTCGCCAGAACAGGCTATGAACACCGGATTTCCGGTTGTAGTAATCGACGCACTAATTACTGGATAAGGAAAACTATAGGAAGAGCTTACATACACGGAAGACGCCGTTGCTTGTGCTACATTCGCTGTTGAACCATAAGACGGAGCTACCGAGGCTGTCATTAATTCGTTATTTGGACCGGGTATGATACTCATATACAATAAGTATTATAAAATTGAACAAAACGCGATAAAAAATGTTGACATTCTATGAAATTTTAGCATTATTTAAAAATATGAAATCTCTTATTTATAAAGATGGCAATCTACTTTTCGCAAAAGATGTACAAGTCATTGGCCATCAAGCAAACTGTCAAAATACATTTGGCAGTGGTATTGCTCGTACTATTCGTGAAATGTATCCAGACGCATATAAAGCAGACTGTGCAGCCACGTTATCAAAGACAAATACTCTAGGAAATTTTTCTGTTGGTTATATTCCATTTACTAGCGGTGCAAATAAACACGACAATCAAATTGCTCTTATCTATAACTTGTATGGTCAAAATTTATTTGGAAAAGGCACAAGACAAACCAATTATGATGCTTTATATTCTGCATTGGAAGGTATGGCAAATGAGTTGACAGAAAATGGCATGGATCTTCCGGCTCCATCTGTTGGATTTCCTTATAAAATGGGTTCCGACAGAGGGGGTGGAGATTTCCGAATAGTCGAACGTCTAATAGAAGTTGCTTTTACCGACTATCCCAGTGATGTAATTATATATCGATTGGATGCTAATTGATACTTGACTTCTTAAAAAATAATTTCAGTATTTATAATATGAAAATGTTAGTAAAAGCTTTGGGGGGCAGCACAGCATATGGACTTAATACTCCCGAGTCCGATCTTGATTACAGAGGTGTATTCATAAACACAGAGCCGTCCAAGATACTTGGATTGGAAAAGCTCGATCATATACAGAAACAAGAAACAGACGACATAGTTTATTACGAACTTCGCAAGTTTTTTGAACTTCTGCGCAATGGTAACACAGGTGCGATTGAAATACTCTTTTCTGAAGACTTTCTTCAAACAAGTGATGCATTTGAAGAAATACGATCCAACAAGTTTAAGTTTGTTGACACAGACAAGATGTTTCGATGCTTACTTGGTTATATGCAAGGTGAACGAAGATTGGCAAATGGTGAGAGAACTGGTCAACTTGGTAGTAAGCGTAAAGCACAATTGGATAAATATGGATTTTCCCCAAAAAACGCTACTCAACTATTAAGACTTGCGTTTTGTGGAAAAACTCTTTTTCAACATGGATATTTTCCAGTAAATCTAAAATTAGCCGATGAGAAGACTTGGGCACATTTGTTTTCTATAAAAACCGAGCCAGAGAAGTACACAAAAGAAAAATTAAACGAAATGTTTGATGCTTCCGAGGCGGCTGTTAAGCTATCGTATAATAGTAGAAAATTTACATATGAATTTGATTTGGCGTTGGCCAACGAAACCCTGAGAAAAATTTATCTACCGTTTTTGGTGTAACATTATTTTTCCGCAAATGTCTTTGGGCATAAAAAAAGCGGGGTGGATTTCTCCACCCCGCTTATAGTTTTCTTTTTTATCAGTTCTTTGGACGATAATCACTTTCTGTAATGATTAATAATCCCAAGGCTGTCCAACATGCTATAGCGATAACCATAATATGTTCCTTTCGTATATCTAAAGCCCTCATCCCGTAGGATAGGAGGCTGTTCTCTAACTGAACTCATAACTATGACTCAATCTTTATAAGAAGTCAAGTATTTTGTTACAATAAGATGAATTTATCTACTTATTATAATCAATGTAATATAATTGCTTTAATATTTATATAAAAGATGTCAACGCCAACAAAACGCTAGATTTATAATAAAGTTGGAGAAATTGTTCATTGGGGAACGGTTTATTGCATCTCTCATTTTTACCCATTCCATATATATGCATTTCATACTCCATGTACTCATGGACCAACGTGGCGGAAAACTGAGTAATCGAAACTCACTCGGCTTTCGCCGAGCAATCCGTTTTCGAGGCGGTTCCAGTGACCCTGACTGGTTAATCTTCCAAAATGGTGCTACCGATAGGACTCGAACCTACATGTGTTCCAATTAGCTTTCTTCTGCTTAGAAGGCAGACGGCATACGGTAGCATAAAATTATATCTTACAGACAAACTCTTCAAATTTTCCTTCTGGGAAACTATCAACAATCTGTATCTTTAGATTGAACGGATAATTGAGTCTCTTCAATATCAAATTTTTTACATCTTCAATTTTATCAGCTGGTACAGTTCCTTGAATCTTTACTGTGATATCCGAGTATGATTCTTGTATGCATTGAAATCTTTTTATTGTATCACATGCATTTCTTATTGTATTGCTAGCAAACAATGGCCATGCGGTTGTTCCATCTGGATATTTCACCATATTGCGAACTCTACCAAGCACATTTCGGTTGATAGTTTGCAGTTTTCTTCCACAACTGCATGTAGAAAACTCTCCTTTGTCTCCTATCCTGTATCTCTTGATATATGGGTGCGTAAGATCGGTCAACACAATATCATTGTCATCTACGATTTCTAAAACAATGTTCTCCATAATATGATATACATCTGGATTATCTGGACATTCTAGGCCAATCGTACCCACTTCTTCCGAACTATAATTACTACCACCTCTTTCACTTGTTGTTTTTACATCTTTTAGTTTAGATGTATCAAGTGTGGCGGCGATTGATGGATATGTATGCAAATAATCTGGCTGCACTCTGTTCAGCCATCCTTGCAAATCTCCTCTTGTTGGATGCATATGGCATTTTCCAACCTTATTCGGAAACAAATATGGATTCGTTGGCCAAGGTGTTATTTTTTCTTCTGAAACCGGTGCATTGATGACTGCCAATGTCAATGATGTGTCCCATTTTCTCCAAATCAATTCTCGCATGTTTGTCGCCCAATACCAAACATGTTGGGCCGTAAATTTTTGAACAAACACGGGTTGGCCAGTTGCGCCGCTAGTAGAACAAAATGGCTGTGACTTATCTATTGGAATCTTCTGTAAATTTTCTCTAGTGAGAATATTGCACGCTGGTATCAACTTTGATATATCACGCTCTTTGTATTGGTTTTCTTCCAATGCTTTTACTAACTTGTAAACTTCCAGATGAAAATCGGACATGATTCGTTTATTTCTGCTATTTTTGTTGCATTGGGAAACTCGGTATAAAATAATTTTGCATATTTCATATACGAAAATTTCCTAGAAAATACTCTGCTTATAAGCTGTTTGCAATGTGGTTTTACGGCATCTATTAGCGATGGGCCAGTAAGATTGATTGCTCCATCAATAATAATATTGTCATA